AACTGCATGTACAGCATGTAATAACAAAAAAGACAATAAGACACTTAAAGAAGCAAGAATGGAATTACTTTATATGCCTTACGAACCTAATCACTTTGAAAGTATGATTTTGCAAAATAGAAACATTCTTGCAGATCAAATGGAATATTTGATTAGTGGCGTGCCCAAACATAGCAGGATCCTACAGTCTTAGGTTGACATTAATTCAGAGTTGAGATATACTCTGCTTTTAATATCTGCCCGTAGCTCAGTTGGATAGAGCAACAGCCTTCTAAGCTGTGGGTCGGACGTTCGAATCGTCTCGGGCAGGCCAGAGTAAAATGGGGGTATAGCTCAGCTGGGAGAGCAGTAGCTTTGCAAGCTAAAGGTCATCGGTTCGATCCCGTTTACCTCCACCAAACAACAACTTGACATTAAATCCAAAACGAGATAAGATGTCTGAATATTTTGATTCTTTAACAATTTAAGTTTTATGCACCCATCGTCTAGTGGCCTAGGACCCCGCCCTTTCACGGCGGTAACAGGGATTCGAATTCCCTTGGGTGTACCATTTAATGATATAACTAACTGTGATACAAGCACAACATGCTTGGTAGATTATATCATACTTGCCCACTTAGCTCATTCGGTTAGAGCATCGTCTTGATAAGGCGGGGGTGCTTGGTTCGATTCCAAGAGTGGGCACCATATTGAAACACATTTCGATGCTGTTCCGCGGCAGCGACCAAAAAGAGAGAAGTGTGTTTCAATATGGTTGACATTAAATCAGTTTAGTGTTATACTAGTGGCAAATAAAGATTGCAGCAGTAAAGAGCAGAGCCTGATACACATAGGGAAGCCCATTCTATAAGATGGTACCTCAGGATGAAGGGATTAAGTTCCTGTGAAAACTGTGTAAGATTCCGGTAACTACTTTCCTTAAAGTAGCGTTTGGTAATACGATAAAGTCCAGGTGGCTATGGCACCTATAGCGAAACATAGACTCTGCATTACGATGTGGTGTCTCCGGTGTTTCAGACAACATAGCAGCGTGGACACTACGTGGCAAAGGTCCTTTAGTGTTCGGACAGGGTAACAACTCCAGCTTAGGGGCGACCGTGGAAAGCGTGGCCTAAGCATATTAATTTTGTAGCTTGTAAGCACAGAGGCTGGCGCAAGCGTTATGTAACCGAAACAATAAACAGTAATCACGTGTAAAGCTGTTGAGTTAGGCATATAGTATAGGCTACAAAACTAATATGAGAACACTATTTTTTATTTTATTACTTGTAACACAGAATAGTTTTGCCTGTGATAAGTTTGTTATTGGGTTTAAAGGCATCAATGATGTATTTGATAACCGCGCCTTCAATCAATATGCAAAGAAACAAAATTCATGTGCAGTAACTTATAGGTGGAATCAAGCACACTTAGCAGTAAAATTTATTAACAGAAATAATAAACAATATCAATTGTATGGCTTTAGTAAAGGTGCAGAAAGCATTAGACAAGTTTTACCTAATGTAAAGCGAAAGCCTACTTTAGTCATTACAATTGGTGCATATCATACTGCACAGGTTAATTATAGTGTGCATGGTGTTAGAACAATGAATTATTTTGATGATTCAGGTAAGCGTAATATTGCACCTGGTGTACACATTAAACATGTAAGTCATCAAGCAATACAGAGTTATGTAAACAAACATTATTTAGGTGTAAAATAGATTTGGCTTGTTAGTTCAGTTGGTTAGAATGCCGCCCTGTCACGGCGGAGGTCAGGGGTTCAAGTCCCCTACAAGTCGCCAAGGACGTTCCGTTGTCAACGGATACTCTGACCCGGAGGATGAGAAGTGCCTTGACAAGCACGGGTGGTACACTTTAAACCGAAAGTGCGCTGGCAATGCGAGAACGGACCCTGTCGGGGAGCGGGTGGAGGGTATGTGATAGTTGTGTGTAGTGTAAAGATCGCTTGCATAACTTGATGTACTATAATTACCGCCGAGGGTCGCAGAGCATCAATGGGGTGGAAGCATCAATGGTGATGCAGTGGACTGTAAATCCGCCGTCTTCGGGCACGACTGGTTCGATCCCAGTACACCCCACCAATTACTTTTTAAGGAGAGTCCTTATGGACAGTGACAAGAGTGACAAGATGACGCGGGTATAGCTCAGTCGGTAGAGCAGTAGACTTTTAATCTATTGGTCGTGGGTTCGAATCCCTCTGCCCGTACCATATAAAAACACATTCGAATATAAAAATAATGGCGCCCGGGGCTATGGAGGGTTTCACGACAATCCAGGAATGTGTTTCTATATGGTGAGTTTCATGATTTTCATTAGTGTCTGTTCATGGTGTTGCGTATGTTCAGAACCAAAATAGCATGATATTATATCTTAAATACATGTGCAGTACATGTATTATAACTTAAGGAGAATAACATGTGGACAACACCAAGTGCAACTGATATGCGTTTTGGATTTGAAATCACCATGTACATTGCAAATCGCTAATTAGTGATTTACAATTAACATGTTTGACGAAAGGGTAGCAATGCTACCTTTTCTTACCTTTGGAGATTTGTATGCCAATGTATGAAACTACTGTAAGAACGCCGCAAGGCGAAATCAAAGATCGTGTTTATGCAAATGATCCTAAAGAAGCCAAAGCATTATTTGAACAACGACATGGTCCTAGAAACGTACCATATATTCCAAAGATTATACCAAGTTAATTGGGGACTCGCCAAGTTGGTCTAAGGCACCGAACTACTAAAATTGTCATTTAGTGATAAATACATTTAGAGGTTCCATTATGAAAATATGTCCAAAATGCAGTAATGAGTTTGATTCGGGTAAGTGGGATAAAAAGTTTTGCTCTAGAAAATGTGCAAACAGCAGGTCTTTTACTAAAGAATCAAATGAAAAAAGAAGCAAAACACTTAAAGATTCCTTAAAAAGTATTCCTGATTCTAAAAAACATGAATCAATAAAAAAACGCCTAGAGTCTCTTGCCCTTACAATGAGTAAACGCATACGCCCAATGTGCGTTGATTGCGGTAAAATTATTAGTAAAGAAAACAAGCATAATAGGTGTCAAATTTGTTATTATAAAAGTGATGCATGTTCGCATGCCTTGGGTCATTATCGAAATTATGAAAGAATGACGGTCATTGACAGTTTAGGTAATTCTGTATTTTTAATGTCATCGCTGGAAATACAATACTATAATTATCTTGTGAAAAACAATGTTAGATGGAAAAAACCTAATTCAATCGTATATAAAGACAACTTAGGAAAAGAACATTGGTATAAACCTGATTTTGAACTTATAGACAGTAATGAGATTATTGAAATAAAAGGTTATTTTTGGAACAATGATAAAATAAAAATGAAATGGGTTATAGAACAAAACCCATCACTTGATATTAAAATTTTAACTAAAAAAGATTTAAAAAATATAGGCGCATAGTGTAACGGTAGCACCACAGACTTTGACTCTGTTAGTTCTTGTTCAAATCAAGATGCGTCTGCCAAATTTTGGGGCCGAATCCTAGGTCCCCAGCCAGTTATGCCGCCTTAGCTCATCTGGATAGAGTACAACGCTACGAACGTTGGGGTAGGGAGTTCGAATCTCTCAGGCGGTACCAGTATCACAGGAGAATATTATGGAACAGAAATTTAAAAAATTTATGCCTATTGGACAAGTAGCACTAATTAAAATTGACGAACTTGTAAAACGAGGCGGTACTATTATTACTGAGAAACGAGAATTTGTTGAAATTAAACGAATGCAAAGTATTGCACACATTGACCAACATGGTCGTGTAGAATGGCGTGCAGAATAACAATGGTGTTGGTAGCTCAACTGGTAGAGCCCTGGATTGTGAATCCAGTGGTTGCGGGTTCAAATCCCGTCCTTCACCCCATTATTTTAAAAGGGTAATATGAAAGGTTATCAATCTGCAATTTTTGATCCTGTCAATTTAGAACATGCTAAGAAAATTGTCTTAACTCCCGATGAAAAATTTCCAAATAGATTTGAGGAGTCAACTAACTATTTTGTTGATATTTTACAAAATGAAAACTTAGTTAATCAATATTCTACAGTGTTAGATTTTGGTGTGGGTATGGGTAGAATAAGTAAAGAACTTATTAACCGTTTTAATTGTAAAGTAGTTGGTAGTGATATAAGTTTAAATATGTTGATTTATGCTACCCAGTATGTAAATAATCCACAAAATTTTGTAACTTGTAATCGGGTAACATATTCTAATTCTTTTTATTTATGCATTGCATCTTTCGTATTACAACACGTTGAAAGGCCCATACAAGAAATTGATAATATTTTTGACGTTCTAACACCTAACGGCTATTTTGTATGCCTCAACAACAGTAAAGAAAGATTAGTTCCCGGCGATTGGAGGGAAGATAATAGTATAATATGGTTCAATGATTATTTTGATGTTTTTTCTTACTTAGATAATAGGTTTTTAAAAATTAAAGAGTATTCGTATCCTTTTTTAGAAGATCATAAAATTGTTATTTATAAAAAGCCATAATGTCTAAATACGGAGAGTGAGCTAGTGTGGTCATTCAGCAGCGGTTTGAAGAGCCGCGGAACTAGGTTCGATTCCTAGACTCTCCACCAATATTATAGGAGTAGTTATGTCAGATGAAAAAGATAAACTAACACACAGTGAGAGACTACACCAAAAAGAAGTAAAAATCAAAAGACAAATGCAACTTGCAAAGAACTATGGTTATCATAAACTTAGTTCTAGCATGAGTAAAATGCCTTTTATGCAACAACCTCATCGTCATCACAAAACAAAAATTTTTAATTGTGGTGATCCTAAATGCACTATGTGCGGTAATCCTCGCAAGTTTTTTGGTGAAGAAACCATGCAAGAAAAAAAGCACAAACAAGATAAGTTTTACAAAGACGATGGCAAGGACATTGACGAGAATTAATATTGGCAGGATAGCAAAGTGGTAATGCACTTCCTTCATACGGAAGCTATCGGGGGTTCGAATCCCTCTCCTGCTACCAAATATTTGATTATGTTATATGGTACATAAATAATTTTATGAAAAATATACAATATAACGATTTTACATTTGATATCTATGATGGAAACTTAGGTGCCTATGTATCAGGTGGTGCTGACAGTGCTTTAATGTTGTATATACTAATGTCTAACATCAAACAACCATTACATATTTTTTCAACTGCTAATGGTAAAAGTAATTATCGTGAACCTATTAATGCACTAAAAGTCATTAACAGAGTTATGGACATGACAGAGTTTGATCCCAACAATTTGAGATTTCATACACATTGGACAAAACATAAAACAACTGACAATGTTATGTTGGCTGAATACATGCAAACAATTAAAGTTGATACTTTATATTTTGGTTTTACAAGGCCTCCTCCAAATGGTGCAATAGTTGATTTTGATACAATTGATGTTGCTGCCCAAGGTGGCATAGATCATGGACTTCAGTTAGATACATATTATGATAATCTGTCTAAGATACCATGGCATTTTTTTCAAAACAAGGAGTTTTCTTATCCAAAGTTTACTCAATCGTATAGTTTACCGTTTATAAACATAAACAAACAGAAAATCGCTATGTTATATAAAGAATTGGGTATAGAAGATTTATATAAGATAACAAGATCCTGTGAGAGTACAACAGTTAATGATCGTCATTGTGGTAATTGTTGGTGGTGCAAAGAACGTATTTGGGGTTTTGGATATTTAGATTAACCAACTCTGCTACCACATTCTATTGTTTTTTTATGGAAAACAATGTATAAATATATATATCAGATGCGCCTTACGGGCACTGATAAAAAAATCTTGCTTAATTTAAAGGAGAAAAAATATGTCTAAGATTATAGGTATTGACCTAGGTACGACCAATTCATGTGTAGCCATTGTAGATGGCAAAAACCCAAAAGTAATAGAGAATAGCGAAGGTGCAAGAACAACACCAAGTATTATCGCCTACATCAACGATGGCGAAATAATGGTAGGTGCTCCTGCTAAACGTCAGGCTATTACAAACCCAAAAAATACAATTTACGCATCAAAGCGGCTAATTGGTCGTAAATTTACAGAAGAAGCAGTACAAAAAGATATTGATCTTATCCCTTACAAAATTGTCAAAGCAGACAATGGCGACGCATGGGTAGAGGTAAATGATAAGAAACTTGCTCCGCCACAAATCAGTGCAGAAGTCTTACGTAAGATGAAGAAAACTGCAGAAGATTTTTTAGGCGAAGAAGTAACACAAGCAGTTATTACGGTTCCTGCGTACTTTAACGATAGTCAGCGTCAAGCAACAAAAGATGCTGGAAAAATTGCTGGGCTTGAAGTTTTACGTATTATAAATGAACCAACTGCAGCAGCACTAGCCTACGGAGTAGATAAGAGTGAAAAGAAGGATCGCAAAATCGCTGTTTATGATCTTGGTGGTGGCACTTTTGATATATCAATTATTGACATCGCTAATGTGGATGATGATAAACAATTCGAAGTACTTTCCACTAATGGGGATACATTTTTAGGTGGTGAAGATTTTGATCAGCGCATTATGGACTTTCTAGTTGAAGAATTCAAAAAGGAAAGCGGTGTTGATCTAACAAAAGATGTATTAGCATTACAAAGACTTAAGGATGCAGCAGAACGTGCTAAGATTGAATTATCCAGTTCAACACAGACTGATGTAAGTTTACCTTACATTACTGCCGACGCATCAGGTCCAAAGCATTTGAATGTCAAAATTACACGTGCAAAATTTGAGGGCTTAGTTGAAGATTTAATTCAGCGTAGTATCAAGCCTTGCGAAATAGCAGTACGTGATGCGGGTATACCACTTAATGAAATTGATGAAGTTATCCTTGTTGGTGGTATGACACGTATGCCACGTGTACAAGAAGCAGTAGAAAAGTTTTTTGGCAAAGCACCTCGTAAAGATGTAAACCCTGATGAAGCAGTTGCAGTTGGCGCTGCAATTCAAGGTCAAGTTCTTGGTGGTGATCGTAAAGATGTTCTATTGTTAGATGTTACACCATTAAGCCTTGGTATTGAAACATTAGGTGGTGTTATGAGTAAACTTATCAAAAAGAATACTACTATCCCTACAAAGGCAAGTCAAACTTTTAGTACAGCAGATGATAATCAGCCTGCAGTTACAATTAAAGTTTTCCAAGGTGAACGTGAAGTTGTGAGTGGTAATAAAGCACTTGGTGAATTCAATTTAGAAGGCATTGATCCTGCACCACGCGGCATGCCGCAAATTGAAGTAACATTTGACATTGATGCGAATGGTATCTTATCTGTTAAAGCAGTTGATAAGAAAACCAACAAAGAAAAAGAAATTACTATCAAAGCTAATTCTGGATTAAGTGACGATGAAATTGACCGCATGGTTAAAGACGCAGAGCTTAATGCAGAAGAAGATAAGAAAGTAGTTGAACTTGTACAAGCAAGAAATGCATTAGATGGTAACATTAGTAATTTAGAAAATCAAATTACAAATCTTGAAGGTTATATACCTGAAGATGAAAAAACTAAATTGCTTGATACATTGACTAAGTACAAAGAAACTGCTAAAGGTGATAGCAAAGAAGATATGGATAAAGCAGCAGAGGAGTTGGGCAATCTATATCGTGAAACTATCAAGTATGAAGCAGAAAAGCGTAATAAAGAAATGCCAAATGGTGATCCAAACGCTGAAGTAACGCCAGGTGATCCAACAGTAGTAGATGCAGAAGTAAAAGAAGCTAAAGAAACTAATTAAGGTTTCAAGCGGGTGTAATTCAGGGGCAGAATGTTTGCTTGCCAAGCAAAATGTCAGGAGTTCGAATCTCCTCACCCGCTCCAATTTTATGATAATTGTTGAAATTTGCGAAACATCAAATCCTTATTATGCTATGCCAGCTAAAGTAAGGATGCATAGAGAATTGTTATTAAACTGGCAAGAAAAAAATCCTAGCTGTAAATTTGAAACGTCCGAAAATTCTAGATATATACTTTTCTATGACGAAAAAGATTATGTCTACTTTGCGTTAGCATACCCGTATTATCATAAAAAAATAGAAGATAGTCCTTCGTCTAATGGATAAGATACTGCATTCCGATTGCATTGATGCAGGTTCGATTCCTGCAGGACTAACCAAAATGAGCTATATAATTACATTTTTCGCTGTGTTTCTTACTGATATAGTAAACACCTACTATATAAAAGCAATTGCTGAAAATAAACCTTTAATTGCCAGCACACTTGCTGCATTGGTTATGTTAATATATAGTTTTGCACTAGTAAGTTTCGTAAAAGATATTAGTCTTTTAATTCCTGCATTGCTTGGGGCATTTGCAGGAACATATGTAGCAATGATTTTAAAGAGGAAGAATGGCTGAGTGGTTTAAGGCAGCGGTCTTGAAAACCGTCGAGGGATAAAAGCCTCCGTGAGTTCGAATCTCACTTCTTCCGCCAAAATATTATGACACCAGACGAATTAGTACATATAGGAAATAATTATAGGAATAACACTGAGCCTGAAAAGGCATTAGAGTGTTATGCAGAAGCATTTATAAAAGAGCCATTAAACATACATGCATGGAATAATTATGGTAATGTATTGCGTGAAATGGGTGAACCAAAACGTGCAATACCTTTCTTACAACATGCAGTTGCATTAGATGAAAATTATGTTACCGCACAATTTAATCTAAGTGTAGCATATTTGTTAGCTGGTGATTTAGAACGTGGATTTAAACAATATGAGTGGCGCTGGCAATACGAACACTTAGCAGGAACACTGCCCAATTTAGGTAAGCCTATGTGGGAAGGACAAGATTTACGTGATAAAAAGTTATTAGTTCTTTGGGAACAAGGATTAGGGGACACCATACAGTTCGTTAGATTTTTTAAAAATGTTTCAGAATTAGGTGGTAAAGTTTTATTTCATACTCATATGGGTATGAGTGAGTTGTTTGAAAATAATCCTTACGTATATCAAGTTTCTGATAATCGTGACGACCTAATAGATTACGATTACTATATTACTACCATGTCACTGGCTAGAGTATTGAACATCACATTAGATAATTTAGATAGTAGACCTTATATTGAAGCAATACCAAAGTATATAGAACCTTGGCGTGAACGTTTAGGACCTAAAACAAAAATGCGTGTTGGTGTATGTTGGAGTGGTAGAAAAGACAGTTGGATCAATCAACATAAAGGCATGCATGTTGCTAGAATGTTGCAGCTTGTTTATGAAAGACCTGACATAGAGTGGATTAACTTATTAGCAGATGCAAATGAAGAAGAAACGCCTTATATATTAAATTCTTCATTGCGAGTATTTCCTAGTAGCATACGGCACTGGGGAGATACTGCAGGATTATTACATCATTTAGATTTAATTATAAGTGTAGACACTGCTATAGCACACTTAGCTGGTGCAATGGGTAAACCGTTATGGATTCCACTGAATAATTATGCAGTTGATTGGAGATATTTATTAAACACATCCTTGCATCCTTGGTATAGCTCTGCTAGAATATTCAGACAACCAGCAATAGGTGATTGGGGTAGTGTGTTGCAAACTATGCAACAATTTTTGGATAAAGTTAAAATTTAGATAACACACTTAACACTTGACTTTAAATCCTGTTTAGTGTAGAATGATGTTTCTTTAGTGGAAAGGCATTGTATGAATATTAAATTTAAGGCAGTTTTGGGTTTGTTTTATCTAGTTTATACTCTATTGCTCAGTCGTTTAGAGTTTGATAAAAAAATTGAGGATATCAGTATTAAGTAAATATTTTTAAGGAGCGTTGGCCGAGGGGTCGAAGGCAGCGGTTTGCTAAACCGTCGTATGCAGAAATGTGTACCATTAGTTCGAATCTAATACGCTCCGCCAAGTTTTATTGCTCAATAGCTCAGTTGGTAGAGCACCGGACTGTTAATCCGTTTGTCCCTGGTTCGAGCCCAGGTTGAGCAGCCAAATTTATAATGAGGATTATATGAGTGCAAAAAAAGATTCAAAGCGTGACCCAATGAAAACAAAAACAGGTAAGCCTAAGTTAGGTCCTCTTAACGTAGAACAACTTACTAAAATGCTTGAAACATGTAGATCAAAGCACAAGAATAAAATTCAACGTGCTATAGATAGTAGAACTAAGTAATAATACGCCCTTTTAGTTAAATGGTATAACAGTTGATTTGTAATCATCTATTGGCAGTTCGATTCTGTCAAAGGGCACCAATTAATTAACTATGCCACATCCAAAGGATATCACAAAACAAGTAATTGATAGATTGATGAATCTTAAAGAGTTTACAATTAAGGTTCGTGTTGAAGATAACTGGTTACCTGTTGGTATAGTGCCCTTTAATATTCACATAAAAGATAACATCGCTACAGTTTCTATTCCTGCATTAAATGAAGAAGAAGCAAAGGAAAAAGTAGCAGAGTATTTTGGGTCAGATGATTTTGTAGAGTAGTTGACAATATAAGTAGTAGGCAGTATAATATCTATATTGCTTGAATGTTCTTTTAAAAGTTAGAATGCCTCTATAGCGCAATTGGTCAGCGCAGCGGACTCATAATCCGTTGGTTCCTGGTTCGAGTCCAGGTGGAGGCACCAAATGCGGGGTTCGTATAATGGTAATACCTTAGCCTTCCAAGCTAAAGCCGAGAGTTCGATTCTCTTACCCCGCTCCAAGTACACACATTATTGTTTATAATCTTGTGTTTAGTGATAAATACATTAAAGGAGATAAACAATGATTTTAGTAGAAGATTGGATTAATGAATCTAGAGAAAGCAGGACTGATCATTTACGATTAGATGAACCTTGCGTAGAGCGAGGCGGAAATAGTACAGTGCATAGAGGTGTATTAGCGCAATATCTAAACACTAATTTGCCTAACAAAATTGATTTGTGTCATGCTTGCCATAATGACAAGTGTAGTAATCCTAAGCATTTATATTGGGGTACTAGAAAAGAAAATGTAGCCGATGCTAAAAGTGTGAGCAAATGGAAAAGTCCTTGGGAGTATTCTGTTGAAAAATATGGATATGAAGAGGCTTGTAGAATGAATGCCCGAGGTGATAAATCTTTAGGTGGAAGGGCAAACAAAGGTAAACCTAAAACTGAAGAACACAAAAAAAATATTGCAGAAAAATTAAAAATTCTGTATAA